AGCCACATTTATAATCTAAAAACTGTTCAAATGTCTAATGACAAAGGAACATGGTTTGGATGGGATGTATCTAAAGTTGGTCCGGTTACAGATAAAGGTGTTTACGAAATTGCTAAGAACTTTGCTGAAAAAAATAGCAAGGGTTTAGTAAAAGTTAAACACGGATCTGAAGAGATTAATTCTAGTACCCCGTACTAGTCCAAGGAGATGGGCGGAGAAGCGAGAGTGGACCCGCCCATTAAAAAATTATGAATAAGTTTAAAGAAATATTTACAGGATTAGAACGTGCTCACGGGTACACCAAGATTAACCAATCCAATGGGGTTGGAGAGAAAGTAAAAGGACAATCTTTTGTAAAAAGAGAGCAAGTTACAGAAAATCATTGGAGAGAACATCTACAAGGGACTAATAGTTTAGGTATTATTCCAATAAATGATGATAACAAGTGTAAATGGGGCTGTATAGACATAGATTCTTATGCAGGATTTGATCATAAAAAATTAATTCAAAAAATAAAATTATTAAAATTACCACTAGTAGTATTTAGATCTAAATCTGGTGGAGCTCATGTATTTTTATTTGCAAACGATTATGTAGAAGCAAAAATAATGAGGGATAAACTTACACAGATAAAAGCTGTGTTAGGTTATGGTGGATCTGAAGTATTTCCAAAACAAACAGAATTAAAATCAAAAGACGACACAGGAAATTTCCTAAATTTACCATACTTTAATGGTGATGATACAACAAGATACGCATTCAAAGACGATGGCGCAGCAGCAAATTTAGAAGAATTTTATGAGATCTATAATAACGTAAAACAACTAGATATTGGTTTCATAAAAGTGCAGAGGCCCCAGTCAGAATTTTCTGACGGGCCTCCGTGCATAGAAGTATTAGCACAAAATAAAATTGGAGAAGGAGGAAGAAACAATGCTCTTTTTCATTACGGTGTTTATGCAAAAAAGAAATGGCCAAGTGAATGGAAGAGTAGAATTACAATGTTTAACATTCAAGCAATGGAAAAACCGTTGTCTGATTCAGAAGTTTCAATAATCACTAATCAACATGAAAAAAAAGATTGGGGATATAAATGTAAAGATGAACCAATGTGTAGTATGTGTGATAAAACATTGTGTCGAACAAGAAAATTTGGAATTGGTCAAGATATTATGTTTCCAAATTTAACTGATCTACAGGTTATAGATCTAGAAGATCCATATTATTATCTAAATGTAGACGGAGAAAGATTATACTTAGAAAATGTTAAATATCTACGACAGCAAAGTTTATTTCAGGAAGCGTGTATGGTTCAATTAAAATTTAGACCACCTACTTTGAAAGAAAAAGATTGGATAATAATTACAAATCAATTATTAAATAATGCAGAAGTAACGGAACCAGCACAAGGAATGAAAACCGAAGATCAATTACAAAATCATTTAGAAGAATTTTGTTTAAATAGACAAGTATCTACAGATAAAAATGATCTCAAAAAAGGTGGGGTATGGACTTCAGAGGGCTACCATCATTTTGTATTTGACAGATTTTATCATCAATTTTTAATGAGACGTAGATGGGATGTTGGTTATCAAAGAACTGGACAAATGTTAAAAGAAAAATGTGGTTGTGAAGATAAAAGATTAGGTAAAGAAAAATTATCAGTCTTTGTGGTAACAGAATTTGATAAGAAAAAAGACACATATAATCAAAAAGTATTAAAAGAAGAGGCGCCGTACTAATGAAAACAATAGTATTGGGTCCACCAGGAACTGGAAAAACATTTACTTTGCTAAACAAAGTAGATGATTATTTAAAAGAAACAGATCCAGATAAAATAGGGTACTTTGCTTTCACGCAAAAAGCTGCGTACGAGGCAAGAGATAGAGCTATTAAAAAATTTAATCTAACAGAAGATGATTTACCATATTTTAGAACACTGCATTCACTCGCATTCAGAAAACTAGGTATTAAAAAAGAAAATGTTATGCAGAAAAATCATTATGTTGATCTTGGAAAAAAGCTAGGTTTTCCAGTAAACTATGCAAGATATGAAGACGAACATGGGGGAATTTTTACTTCTGATAGTGAATATCTTCATCTTATTAATTTAGCTAAATTAAGAAATACTACACCCGAAAAATTATTTGATTTAAATGAACACAATCAAGATTTAGAACGAGATAAATTAAGAATTATTTCAAATGAAATAGAAAGATATAAAAAAGAATATGGCCTTATAGATTTTAACGACATGGTTTTAAATTTTATAAAATCAGATAAATCTCCAAAGTTTGATGTTGTATTTATTGATGAGGCACAAGATTTATCTTTAATGCAATGGGATATGGCAAGATCAATCTGGAATAAAACTGAAGATTCTTTTATTGCAGGTGATGATGATCAAGCAATATTTAGATGGGCCGGTGCAGATGTAGATTCATTTATTGCACAAGAAGGTCAAATATTACCACTAATTCAATCGTTTAGAATACCTGCAAAAGTTCATAGTCTAGCTATGGGTATCATTAATAAAATTAAAAAAAGAATTAATAAAAATTGGAATCCAAAAATACACGAAGGATCTTTAAGTCGTTATGATGAGTTTGAACAAATAGATATGACATCTGGAGAATGGTTGGTTTTAGCTAGAACAAAATACATGTTGAATGAATTAGAGGATACTTTGTATCGTAAAGGTTATTACTATCAAAACAAATTTAGAAAAACTAAAGAACAAAATCTACACACTGCAGCAATTGATTGGGAACATTTAAGACAGGGTCAATTATTAAGTTACGACCAACTTGTAAAAATATCTTCCTACATGACAATTGTAAAATTTGATAAACAAAAAATAAAAGGAATGGCTAAAGGATCTTTCTACGGAATAGATCAACTTACAAAAGATTATGGTTTAAATACTAAAGATCCGTGGTTCGAAGCATTTAATGATGCACCTGGAAGAGACATAAGTTATTTAAGAAAGATGAGAATTAATGGAGAAAAATTGAATCAAGCGCCAAGAATTACATTATCAACTATACACGGAGCTAAAGGTGGCGAATCAGAAAACGTTGTGTTACTCACTGATTTAAGTGAGAACACAATGAAAGCTTATGAAAGAAATGCTGATGATGAAAATAGATTGTTCTATGTTGGTGCAACAAGGACCAAGGAACATCTACACATCATATCACCAAAACAAGAATACAAAGGATATTCTATATGAATTTAACAAGTGAAGCTGTTTTGTTATCGATGCTAACTTTTTATTTTGCAATTAAACTTTATTTAGTATTTATAACATGAGCAAAGTATATAAACATCAAGTCGGTGGTGACCATTATCAATCTATGGTTATTCAACCATCAGAATTTATAAATAAAAACAATTTGCCTTTTGCAGAAGGAAATGCAATAAAGTATCTGTGCAGGCACAAGCAGAAAGGACAAAGAAAAGATTTAGAAAAAGCAAAACATTACATTGATATGGCAATAGAAAGAGATTATTCATGATACAACAACCCCTTTTCAAACCACAAACTGAATGGATACCACCAGAAAGCTTCCCAGATTTCTCTAAATACGATGAAATAGCAATTGATCTAGAAACTAAAGATCCTAATTTAAATACTCGTATGGGATCCGGCTCTGTGGTTAAAAATGGTGATGTAGTTGGTATATCTGTCGCCGTAAAAGATGGAGCACTTTATTTTCCTATAGCTCATGAGGGTGGTGGTAACATGGATCGTAAAAAAGTATTGAAATGGTTTCAATCCGTTTTAAACACAGATTCTGTCAAAATATTTCACAACGCCATGTATGACGTTTGTTGGATCAGATCACTAGGTTTAAGTATTAACGGTAAAATAGTAGACACGATGATTGCATCGGCCCTTGTTGATGAAAATCAAATGCGTTATGACTTAAACAATTGTTCTAAAAGATACACTGGAAAAGGAAAAGATGAAACAGCTTTATATGAAGCTGCAAAGTCATGGGGTGTTGACCCCAAGGCAGAAATGTATAAACTACCTGCCATTTATGTTGGCGCGTATGCAGAAAAGGATGCCGAAATAACTTTTGAACTTTGGCAAGAATTAAAAAAGGAAATTAATCATCAAGATCTAGAAGCAATTTTTAAGTTGGAGACTGATCTTTTCCCTTGTTTGGTCGACATGCGTTTTTTAGGAGTCCGAGTAGATACTGAGTTCGCTCAACAATTAAAAAAAGAATTAGTTGCAGAAGAAAAAGAATGCTTACAGTCAGTAAAAAAAGAAACATCAGTAGATGTTCAAATATGGGCTGCACGTTCCATTGCGCAAGTTTTTGAAAAACTTCACCTACCTTTTGACCGCACCGAAAAAACAAATTCTCCTTCATTTACAAAAAACTTTCTTCAGAATCACCCCCACCCACTAGTGAAACGAATAGCCCGAGCCAGAGAAATAAATAAGGCTCATACCACGTTCATTGATACCATACTCAAATATTCCCACAAGGGCAGAATTCACGCTGAAATTAATCAATTACGTGGAGATAACGGAGGAACGGTTACTGGAAGATTTTCTTATTCAAACCCAAATTTACAGCAAATACCAGCAAGAAACAAAGAACTTGGACCACGGATCAGGTCCTTATTTATACCCGAGGAAGGCCATACATGGGGTGTATTTGACTATTCTCAACAAGAGCCTAGGCTGGTAGTGCATTATGCAACTTTACAGAATCTCTACGGAGTGGACGAAGTATTGGAAACTTACCAGAAAGGAGATGCCGATTTCCATACTATTGTCGCTGACATGGCGGAGATACCTAGATATCAGGCCAAGACTATAAATCTTGGCCTGTTCTATGGTATGGGAAAAAATAAATTACAAGCTGAACTCGGTGTGTCCAAAGAAAAAGCTGAAGAACTATTTCGACAGTATCATAATAAAGTTCCATTTGTAAAACAATTGATGGACAATGTAATGCAGCGTGCTCAAGACTCCGGAAAAATTCGTACACTTCTGGGTCGTCTTTGTCGCTTCCATTTATGGGAACCAAATCAATTCGGGATTCATAAAGCGTTACCCCACGATGCAGCACTCATGGAACACGGACCAGGGATCAAACGTGCTTACACTTACAAAGCATTAAATAGATTAATTCAAGGATCGGCTGCTGACATGACAAAGAAAGCAATGATAGAATTATATAAAGAAAAAATTATACCACACATACAAGTTCATGATGAATTGGATATATCTGTGAGTGATAACGCAGATAAAATAAAAGATATAATGGAAAATGCAGTTTCTCTTGAAGTTCCTAATAAAGTAGACTATGAATCCGGACCAAATTGGGGTAAAATAAGTTAAAAAAAATGGAGGAAACTATGGACCATATAAAAAAAGTACTAACATGGGCTAAAGCCAATAAACAGAAATCTGTTATTATAGTAATAGTCATTATTGCAATAATCGCTCTAATAAAATAATTTATGCATG